CACCTGCGACGTGGAGTGCGAATTAAAGATTGACGAGGATAAATAAAAAAGGCGGGAAACCCGCCTTTTTTGTTGATGTAGATTTAAAAGAGTTGGCAAGTCATGAAGCGCCACCAATAGACCTTTTTCAATTTGGAAGCGTCCACCCCTTGCGCAGTAGCTTCTTCATTCCAACACAAATCATTCAGCGCTTTAAGTACTTTCGGTTCGTTTGATTCAATGGCGCGGATTTCATCTGCGACCGAATCAAGTAAATATTCTGTTAAAGGTTCTTTTATTAACCGTCTTTCCTGAACTGCATATTGCTTGGAAAAATCGAAGTGATCCCTTGCTTTAGCGGCAAAACCGAAAACCAATGCCAACGCCGAAAGAACTGTAAGCGTTAGCCCTAACCACATGGCTAGATTCGTATTTTGTTGCGATAGTGCGAAAACACTACCGGAACCGAAAACGATAGAAATCACGTTAGTGAATTTATCCAGTAAATCAAAAAAATGTTGGCGTGCTTTATGATAGCGAATTGAACGCCCTAAATTAAAATTAAGAGCATATTCTCTATCTAAAAGCGCTTCATTCTCATTTGTCGCCGGGTTGGTTGTTTCCTCTGCCTGCGCGGCTTGGCGGTGGACTGTTTTCTCGCACATAGTTGCCCCTCTCATTGTGGCTTTCATTTATCTGGCGATAATCTTCACGGCTATAGTTACCGCGATTGTTATCGCGCGGTTGTGGGGTTTTGGAGTTTTTATTTTCAGCCATTTTAGAACCTCTATAGTAGAATAATATTTATTTTTTTGTGTGATTAATTGTTCAACGGATTACCCACAAATACTCTCACAAGGCACGCCATCGTGGTCACGGTCGAGTTTGTGCATGCCGCACTCCCTTAAATGAAATTTAGCATCATCGCAATTATCCATGTCCTTACAAGTGCGTTTCCCATCACTACAACTAAACTGTTCTGCATCTGCTTTTTTACTTTTTGCAAAAGTTGCTGTTGAGAAAGCAAGGGAAAGTGCGGTTAGAATTAAACAAATCGATTTCATCTTTAACGCTCCGAAACATAGCTATCAAATGGGTATTGTTTTTTCGCTTCTTCGCTATTAAGTTTGCCAATATTTTTGCAGTATTGCTTCACATCTGTTTCAAAATTAAAGCTATGCATATAATGCTTATTCATAATCATGACACGCTTTAGGTCTAATTTGTTTTCAAACTTTTTATCTAAATAGGTTTGAAAACAAATACCATTCACAACACTTTCTAGCATCTGTTTGCCGATTTCGTCACGGTTAAATGTCACTGATAAAAAACTTCCTTGTAGTTCTGCCTCCAGAATATCTAGCCCACCCAACGCTTTCTTATAGGTTGGCGGGAAATTATCAGCAAAAGCCGAAGATGAGATAGACAAAAGCGCGGTTAGAATTAGCAGTGACTTTTTCATTAGGATTTCCTTAGGTTTGTTTTATTAAAATAAATCACCACTTCCGCCACTTCATTGGCATGCTGAATATTACTCTGCCATGGATAAATACATCGTCATCTTGCGTGAATGTCCATTCTTTGTATGTTGGGTTGTCGGAAATGACGAGCATTTCTTTTCCCACTTTTTGCAAACGCTTAATGAATGTTTGGCCGTCAAAGGTGAAAACATAAAGACCGTCGGCGGCAAAGTAATTTTCGGAAATATCCACGTAAAGCAAATCACCACTTTCAAGGGTCGGCGCCATGCTATCCCCTTTCACTGTGATCAACTTCAAATGTTTTGCATCAGCACGTCCGAATTGTTGACGGAAGAACGTTAAATCAAATTCTTGTGAAAGCAAGCCTTGTTCGGTTGGGCTTAAATAAGCCCCGTTTCCGGCACTCGCTTCCACGTCCAAAATATCAACCCGCACTGTGTTTGGGTTTTGCGGTTCGCTCACTTCTACAATGCGATAAGACGGATCAGGGTCGCCTTCCCCTGTTTTTAGCCAATGCGGGTCCACGTTAAGTGCGGTCGCAATTTCTAAAATATTTTTAGGGTTTAGTGTTTCGCCACGGACTATTTTTCCGATTGCCTGTTGAGAAACGCCAACTTTTTTTGCAAAAGCATTAACTGAAAGGCGGTTTTCGTCCAATAAATTTGTGAGGCGAGTTGCTAAATCTGACATAAAAATCTCCTATTTGTGGAATTTACAACTTAAGTTTTAAAAAAACAAGTGAATAATAGTTGCAGATATTTAACTTTGGTAGTAATATTCGCTTTAACTTAAGTTACAAGGTGATTTTTATGAACGGAATTAAACAAGCAGTCGCACTTTGCAACGGACAATCTTCCCTTGCGAGAGCTTGCGGAGTAAGCCAAACAGCGGTGCTTAAGTGGCTTTGCGGTGGAAAAATGGATGTGAAATATATTCTCGCCATTATCAACGCAACAG